TATGTTGCCTTTCCAGTCGGCGATGACGGACTTCATGGTGTCGTAGTCGATGATCTCATTATCCGAGTCGAGGGCTTCGCTCGTCGCCACTCCTTCCACCAGGAGGCGACCGTCGTCCAGCTTCTCGGCTTTGGTAATGGGGAAGCCGAGCGAGAGCTCGTCAGCTGCTTTCTGGTTCCAGATCACTTTCATGTTCATCGGTCAATCCTCCTCGGATTTATTAGTCAACACGGCCACCACATCGCATACGCATCGGGGATGAAGGGGTGGCCCAGATCCTCCATCGTTCGGGAAGTCACTCCCGAGTTCTACCTCTTCACCATCAAGTGCCTGGCACTCATCACAGCAGTCGGGTGCTGCGCTCCAGCGCTGGCCCCACACTACTCCGCTCTGCTTCCATCCTTCCTGCTTGGACGAGATGTCGGTGAAACACATCTCCGTCCTGGCAATCATCTCTGACCGCTCGGGGCTGAATGCGAAGTCTTCCTCTATCGCGTTCGCCACGGTCTGACCATCCCAGCCCTCCTCCGTCGCTTTCGTTAGCAGATCCCGGAGCGCGTCTCGCGTCTCCTCGGTAATCGCCCACTCGGCGCTCGGGTTGTCGACCAGCTCCCCGTCGACCCACTTCTTCCCGACCAGCTCCGCCGATCGATCCCTGGCGAAGTCCACCCCGTTCTGCCGGAGCGCGGCCATCATGTCGGTGTCATCCAGCCCCAGTTCCTTGAGTGCGTTGTCACCACTGGCTACGGCGACCGACGTGTATAAGTCCACTGTGTCCAGGGCGAGATCGTCGAACTCATCCCAGGGCAGATCGTCAAGCGCGTCCTCGACCTGCCTATCCTTTCCCGCCTTACCCCAACTTACCTGGTGCAGGTTGTGTGCCGCCTTCTTTCCCCAGTCGTGGAGGAAGTGTTCTAAAGTTTTTTGCATACTGCCGACGGCGGGCTTTACCCAGGGAAGCTCCGCTGGGCTTTGATGCTTTTTTGCTTTCTGGGCCGCACCTCCGCCGGCGCTCATATCGAGCTCGTCGTTCTTGTCCTTGCCCTCGAGTTTATCTTTCGCCGAGGTGCCATCGTCTGCGACAGCGCCGGCGAGTTGTGGGGGTGGCGCCTTCTGCGCACGCTGCTCAGCCGTGAGTGGCGGGAGACCGAGGTCGACACGAACCTCGTCATCCATCACGACACCTTCCCGGAGATAGATCTGGTCGATCTGCGCCTGGACCAGCGGATCAATGCTTTCGTCATCCGCCCATGACAGCTCGAACTCCGGGCCCCAGAACTGGAGGACGATCTGGTCGTGGAGGTTCTTCAGCCACTGCATGATCGGCTGGAGCCCTTCCTCCTTCGCCTGCTGCATCATGGTCTCGGACGTCGAGCGGTTTGTCTGCTTGGTGAACGCGGTCGGCGGGACGCTGAAGCAGAAGCACACGATCCGCGCGAGCCACTCGTCGTACTCGTCCATGAGCTTGATGTCCTTCGTGTTCAATGGCTTGACGTCGCCGGGGATGAATTTCGTGCGACGGCGCTCGGCGGTGTTGCCTGCGAGCAGGGTGTCCCAATACGCCTGGAACTGTGCGACCTGTGAGATGTTCCAGCTGGCCGGCATACCGAACACGAGATCCGCGCTCGAGCCCTCGGTGTAGAACTGGAGCTGGGACAGCTGGCGATTGAGTGCGATGTTCACCGTCATGATGATCTGCTCGACGGGGCTGAAGCCGTAGATGCGGTTCGTGCGCATGTTGCGCGGTTTGTAGAGCAGCTCACCCAGCTGGTAGTCCGCTGCGGGGACACCCTTGAGGATCTGCTGGTAAGCGGGATCCGGCGGCAGCGGTGTGCGACCTGTCGCGTCGAGCAGGCGCTTGATCGTCGCACCGTCCACGGGCTCGAGCGCGTAGAGGTCACCACCACGAGTCAGGCGCGGGTACACGGTCGCGGCATCGATGACAAGCATGTCCTCGACCAGCATCCGGACCCATTCGTGCCAGGTGTGCTCCTTGTCCGGCAACTGAAAGAACGCCTCGATTTCCTTACACCGATCATCCGGATCTTTCGTGTCGTCCTTGTACACAATGTTAAACCGTAAATTCTCGACCTGGTCCTTGCGAGTCTCGAGCACGAGGCGCAGCAGGTCGTAGTTATCAGCGAGTGCGCGGAGCGTGGCGAAGGTAATACCCTCGGTCTGCTTCGGCTGGATGTTTGTGTTCGTCGCGACGGGATAGTCGAACTGGCGGCCCTCAACCGTGGGGCGTTCCACATAGGGCACGACCGGAGCGATCGGCTCGCCGGGCCCGAACCAGATCTCCGGCCGGTTACCCGTTGCTGCATAAACCAGGCCTTGCGAGATCCGGCGGATCAGTGACGACTCGATATCCGCTGCCCGACCACCACCGCGTTGTGCGCGGTTCACGGGAAACAACGGCTCGCCGTCCGGTCCTTTCAGTGGGTCTGTCACCACATTGCTCATCAAACCTTCCTCGCTTTCTTCTGGTCTTCCACCAGCTGGCGGTAATAGTCGAGCATCCCGAACTCGTTCACATCGTGCTCCATGAACGCACGGCTCAGGCAGTCGACCTGGTCGTCGTTGCCAGTATCGGACCCGAAGATCCGCAGCTCATCGATGACGGGCAAGTTCCAGTCGCCGCGAATCATGTCGACGTTCCCGGCGTTCACTTGCGACGCGAAAGGCTCCGCGCGCAGTTGCTTGTCGCCGGACTCGGGGGATGTGGAAACGGTGAAGCCCGCGAGCTTCTTGACGTAGTAGGCAACCTGCGCCTTACCCGCCTGGCCGGGATCCTGCGGGATCGAGATGCGCACGTCGTGGTTGTCGGCTTTCGCAGTACTCACGACCAGTGCCTCTACTTCCTCGGGCGCGCCCTGGATCCGGGTGACGTGCCCAATTACAAAGCGCTTCGTCGAGGGGATGTAGCCCAGTTTACCGCCGGCGGTGTAGTCAGAGGTGCGATCCTCGCTCGACGCGAAATCCCACGCGCGCACCCACACAGTCTCGGCCGGCGCGGAGTCGATGAAGCGGATGTTCTCGGGCTTGAAAATCTTGCCTTCGCTGGCGACGGGATCCTGCTGGTAAACCGCTTCCCACGAGCTCTCGAGCATGAAGCGCTTTTTACTCTCGAGGAATTCGCGCGACTTCAGCTCGGGGAATAGTGCCTCGCCTTTCTTGCGATGTTCTTCCTCCTGCTTGGCCAGCGCGGGGTAGCTGAACACTTTGACGTCCGGATCCTGCGCACGGATGCGGCCGACCAGGTCGTCGCGATGCCAGCGCGTCATGATCACCAGGAGGCCGGCATATTCGCTGAAGCGTGTAGTGAAATCGTCACTGAACCAATCCCACACGGTATCGCGCTGGTGCTGGCTTCGTGCTTCCTTCCGGCCTTTCACCGGGTCGTCGATGACACCGAGATCCAGGGACTCACCATTGATCGCGCCGTTCACAGTCGTGTTCCGGAATGAGCCAATCCGCCCGACCATCTCAATCAGTTTGCGGTTCGTGGTGTAGTTGCCGTCGTAGCCGGCGCCAGGGAGATTGATCAGCGTATCAGGGAACACCTTGCGATATTTCGCGGAGCCGATCATCCGTTGCAGTGCGAGGTTCGCGCGCACACCGAGCCGGTCAGAGAACGAGGCGAAGATCGTACGCAAGTCCGGGTTGTGGCCTAACACCCACGCGATGAAGTCGACGATCGTCGTGCTCTTGCCGTGTTGCGGAGGCGCTTCGACCACGAGCTTCGGCCGGCGGCCGTTGATCAGGTCCAGGTAGAACTGCTGGAGCACAGCAGCCATGAGCCGAGCCCACCAGCCTTTGACAAGACCCGGGTGCATATATTGACGGAACGCCCAGAAGGATCGGCGCGCCTGTTCGATGCGATGCCGCTCGAGTAGGTCGAGGTCAGCGCGTCGGACTTTTTTCAGCACAACGCCCATCTACTCCTCCAACCCCAAACCACCGAGACCGCGTTCTTGCAGTTCGCGAACCAGTGCTTCGCCTTCGAGTGTTTCCTCGGCGAGCGTGGTGCGAGTGGGTGTGGATGTGGGCGGTGCGACGGGTGTGTCGTTTTTCGTGACGCTGTTTATCTTCAGCGTCTTACCGACGGGGCCGATCAATCGGTCCAGCGCCTGGTTCGAGATGTTACCTAAGCTGCGACGATCGGTGTCGAGGTTCGCGCGGTTCTTTGTAGTGGGGGAGCTGGTGGCTTCAATCATGCGGCTGATAACGACGCTCTTCGCCCAGCCCTGGGTGTGGATGTGGATCGCCTTGAGAGCGTCGGTCTGCTGCGGTGAACATTCGAAACCATAATAAGCGACCACCGAGTCCTCAAAATTGTTTGCAACCCCCAGGAGCTGGAACTGTTTCAGGCGCTCGATCAGCTCCTCACCACTTCGTTCCGGCTTTACCGCTTCTCGCTTTTTTACCTTTGCTGCCTTTGGCTTTCTGGCCGGGGGCTTCGTCTCACTCTTCGCACTGGTCGGATGGAGCCCCACCTGGGAGGCCAGCATCCGGGCGAGGTCGGTCGGGAAGCTCATCGGCCTGTCACCTGGCTGCTCGTAGATGGGCGGAACAACTAACACCGATGCGGGGGTAATGTCAAACTTTTGGGAAAATGCGTTTGTAACAGAATCACTTTTTTTTGAGGGGAGTGCAAAATAATCTAGCGGGCTAGCATATTTCGAGTGTCGTGTAACAGAATAATGGAGTAAAAATAATTTTGTTACAAATTGTGTTACCAGTTTTCTTACTTTTTATTTACTTATATCTTATTGATTTATAAAGAAATATAGAAAATATAAGAAATAAATTGTAACAGGATAACAGAATAATGGCTGTTTTCTATGAAGTCCACCAACATTTTGGTTGGTACCTTGATCGTCCCCTCTATGGGGTAAAATAAAATAAATTATGTTACAGATTTTTTTCTGCTCACCACCGCGAACGAAATAATCTAGCCCACTAGCATATTTCGCGCATCTGAGCGCAAAAAATTGACGTTAAAAAAGTGGTAACACAATTTACTCAAAAAAGGCTAATTTGACTCTACGTTGTTTCGTGTTTTTAATCGTGCGCCCGTACAAAATCTTTACCTTACCTCGACCCCCTCCGTCAAGCGCGTATATATGCGCATTAGTGATTCCCGCAAAAACGAGGTTTTATGGCCATCGGCTAGGACTTGGTTCGACGCGGTACGGTCCGCTGGGTACCTTCTACTTCAGCCAGCAAGGCAGCGCGTGCAAAGCTGGAGAGGGAATAATTCCTCTCCTGGCAGAAGTCTTCGATCAATTTTTTATCCGCTTTTGTCAATTTAATGTGCAGGCGTACCAGCGGCTCTTCATCAAGCGCGGCGTGTCGATTGCCTGTGTTTCCATGGGGTTGCTTCATAAAATACTCCTCTCTATTTTGTCTGTGCGCACAATAACATAAAAAATAAAGTTGCATTTATTGATAAACGCGGGCTATGCTTCACCCCACTGGTAGCGCTTGCCGGCGTTGAAATTAAGGAGCACCAGGAATAAGCCCCCGTGTCGCTCCTTCTTGTCACCCATTGATTCCTCGGCAGGCGTCAAACGTGGGCGCTACCAGGTCTCACTGCCGACGAGACAACAAACTGCCGAGGACTGATTACAGGGTGACAAGTTTCGATGTCGAAGAAAAACGCACGACCCCGCGGGAGACCGCGCACTAAAAAGATTTACCTCCCGTCGAAGGACGGCCTGCTGGATCTCGCGACCGACAAGCTGCTGAGCTCCGGGCTCACATTGACGGATGCCGAGAACATGGGTATCACTTTTCTCTCCGCGGATGAAACGGCCGCGCTCCACCCTTCCTTCCAGCGCGCGCCGTGTTTGCGGTTCGATTACTTCGGCCTCGACGGCAAGCCCTTATCACCCCGCCCGAAGTGGCCCGCGTTTTACCGGATTCGCTACCTGTCGAATGAGAACTCTTTCGATGTTCTCGCGAGTGAGAAACCGAGGCGCTACACACAAGAGCCGGGCAGTGGTGTTTGCGCCTACCTGCCCCGCACCATCGACTGGACTACCGTGGCCGCGAACGTCGAGGAGTCGATCATCATCACCGAGGGGGAACTGAAAGCGGCGAAAGCGTGCCGCGAGGGCTTCATCACCATCGGTCTCGGCGGTGTGTATAACTTCCGATCCAGCAAGCTCGGCGTCTCGTTTTTACCAGAGCTCGAGACCTTCCAGTGGGTGCGCCGCAAGGTATTCGTCTGCTATGACTCCGACTTCGTTCGCAAGCCCGAGGTCTGTGCGGCAATCAACACCATTGCGCAGGAGCTCATGGATCGCGGCGCACTCGTGCACCTGGTGAGCCTGCCCGATGTGGCGGGGTACTCGAAGACCGGGCTTGATGACTTCCTGGTTGATGATGAATCGGGCGAGGGGTTGGTAGAGATGCTGCGCGCCGCGCCGACAATGACACTCGTGGAACCACTGTTCCAGCTGAACGAGAAGGTGATCTACGTCCGCGACCCGGGCCTCGTGGTCGAACGCGAGAGCCGGATGAAGATGGCGCCGGGCGCGTTCAAGGAGCACGCCTTCAGCACCCTGTCCTGCGCGGAGCGCATCGTGAAAGACGACGGTTCGTTGTCTATGAAGCGCGCGTCGGCGTCGGCGGTGTGGTTGAAGTGGCCGCTGCGAAGCGAGGCGGGGCGCATGGAGTACCTGCCAGGCCAGGAGGCGCTGGTCAAGGTACCGGGTGAAGCGCTCCCGATCCTGAACGTGTGGGAAGGCTGGGGTTGCAAAGCTGTCAAAGGCGACGCGACGCCATTCCTCAAACTGGTCGACCACCTATTCACCGATGCCACACCGGCCGCGAAGAAGTGGTTCCTCCAGTGGTGCGCCTACCCGATCCAGCACCCGGGTACGAAGCTCTTCACCTATGTCGTGCTCCACGGCATCAAGCACGGGACCGGGAAGTCACTCATCGGTTCGTCGCTGGGGCGGATCTACGGCAAGAACTACGAGGAGATCAAGCAACGCAGCCTCCACGAGAGCTTCAACGAATGGGCCGAAGGCAAGCAGTTCATCCTCGGTGACGACGTCACCGGGTCAAACAAGCGCCAGGACAACGACATCCTGAAGACGTTAATCACCCAGGAGTTTATCCGTATCAATGCGAAGTACATGCCGAGCTACAAGCTGCGCGATTGCATCAACTACCTCTTCACCTCGAACCAGCCGGACGCCTTCTTCCTCGAGGACGACGATCGCCGCGGGTTCATCCATGAAGTGACAGTCCAGCCGATGGCGGCCGAGTGGTATGTCGACTACGTGGACTGGTTGAAGAACCGCGGCGGCGCGGAGGCGATCCACTACTACCTGAAGCACCTCAATATCGAAGGTTTTAACCCAGCTGGCCGCGCGCTCGAGACCGATGCGAAGACGCGGATGATCCTCGACGTCCAGAGCGATCTCGGCGGCTGGGTGCGGCAGCTCATCGCCGAGCCCGATGCGTTTTTGGTGATGGGTGACAAACCACTCCTCCATGACATCTACACGAACAAGCAGCTCCTGGCTATTTACGATCCACACCACAAGACGAACGTGACCGCGAACGGCCTCGGCCGCGAACTGCGTCGCGCGGGGGTGTCGCAAGCTGCGAAGGGCCGCACGATGCGTGGGCCCGATGGCAAGGTCGATCGCTACTATATTATTCGCAACGGTAAGCAGTGGCTCCGCGCCACAACCGCTGCAATCCACAAGCACCTCGAGACGCCTATGATCAAGTCATCGGCGCCGGGGAAGGCGAAGTACTAGGAGAACTTTATGGCAGCACTTCAGGGTAGCCACTTTAAATGCTCGAAGCACGGGCTCACGATCGTCGGTTGTTTGCCGACCTTCACGCTCGTGAAAGTGCCTGTGCGGAGGCAGCCATGATTACGCCCAAGTTTGAGGTGTTGCAAGCGGTGAACATTATCGAGTTGGATCGCCCCGGCCTTGTGCTGGCAATCTTTATCGACAGTGGTGGGATCCAGTATCACGTTCGATACTTCCAGAATGGTGAGGCGAAGACAGTTTACTTCTACGGTTTCGAGCTGGAGGCGCGATCATGAACTACCTTAAACAACTAGGGCACGAGCTCGTGGAGCTCTGCTGGTTGCTCTGCGTGATGGTGCGCCGCGACCTGCGCCGCTTTCGCGTGCGCCGGCGTTTCAATGTCGAGTTGTTTGATTCGATGACGCGCCTGTTCGGCACCGTGTTCTGGTGTAACGACTGCGGCTGGATGGGTTCACTTGGTTCCGTGATCCAGCGCGAGCACCGGGACAGCTACGGCGTGCCCGTGTTTGGCTACTACTGCCCGAAGTGTTCGGGCGGCGATTTAAAGCGAGGAGACAACCATGAGTGAGGTCACCCAACGACTCGACGAAGTAAAGACGGTTCGCATGTCATCGAGGGAGAAGCAGTTCCTGACGACGCTGGTGTTTCGCGGTAGTTTTATCCGCGGTGTCAGCTTCCGGCTCGAACCTAACATGACGACGGAGCAGGTCGCGCGCACGCTCCGTGAAGCCGCCGCGCGCATTGAAACGAGGACTGACTCATGAACACTGCCGCCATCACATCGAACCCCCTCTACTGGCCCCCGGGCTGGAAGCGTGTGCCGAAGTCCCTCCAGAAGCGGGCGCCGTTCTTCAGTAAAAACTACAGCTCCTACGGCAAGAACTCCATCTCCATCGCGCAGGCGACACGCTTCGTGCTGGATGAGTTGAAGCGGATGAATGTGCTCGACTGTAACGTGATTATCTCGTCGAACCTGAAGCTGCGCATGGACGGACTGCCCTACTCCGACCAGCGTGCGCCAGACGACGTCGGCGTCGCTGTGTGGTGGCGCGATCCAAAGAGTAAGGACGGCATCGACAAAGTGATCGCCTGCGACCAGTACGACCGCGTCGCGGACAATCTCTACGCCGTCGGCAAGACGATCGAGGCGCTCCGTGGCATCGAACGCTGGGGTGGTGCGCAGATCCTCGAGCGCACCTTCGCCGGCTTTGAGGCGTTGCCCGCGCCCTCGACCGGATCGCCGCGTCCCTGGCGGGAGGTGCTGGGTGTCGATGATGGTGAGAATAATATTGAGACTGTGAAGGGCTGCTTCAGGATATGTGCATCGAAGGCACATCCCGATAGGGGTGGCAGTGATGAGCGAATGGCTGAAGTGAACCGCGCCTGGGACGAGGCTCAGCGTGAGCTTGGAGGCTAATATGACCGGGAAAGAAGTGGATACAAGATGCAAGGCGGCAACGTGCAGAAAAAGCCCTCGGGCGGGATGGTGGGCATGGTTGAATTTGCTATAACAGATTTACAAGGAAATATAGTGTCGGAATGGTTTAGTACCCAAACCGAGGCGCTTGAGTCCGTTAAACCATCAACTGATTATATGTTTATTGAGCACACCACAACCAAGCAGGAGGAGGGTTCTCATGATGCTTGATTGCCGCACCTGCGTCGCCTACCTGAACTGCTCGCGCGTTCCCGCGTGGCGCTGCGTCCAGGGCCAGCGTTATGTCGAGAGCAAGCGTATCTACCTTTGCAAACCACCCACCCACCACCCGGAGGAATCCATGGGCAAGAAACCCCAAAACCCGCTGCCTAGTTCGGCAGACAAGCGCCAGGTCGGAGGCAACCACTACAAGGCGAAAGCGATCCAGCCCTGGGACGCGATGCGCGTGTGGATGAGCCCTGAGGAGTTTGCGGGTTACCTGCGCGGCAACGTGATCAAGTACACCGCTCGCTGTAACGACAAGAACGGCGTCGAGGACCTGCGCAAGGCGCACCATTACCTGGAGAAGTTAATCGAGTTCATGGATGAGCAAAAGTAAACTGTAAGCCCCAACCCACTGCTGAGGAGATACCTTATGAACGCTGAAAACAAACCCGCCCACCCCGAGCTGGTCGTGGCGACCGTGATTAACAAAACAAGCATTCCGTTACTCGACCACGGCTACATCCGGCTCGTGAAGTCGTGGGGCACCGAGGAGGAGATCATCGAAGCGGCGCGCATGTCGAGTGGCAAAGGATTCAAGGGCTGGGGCCCTGGTTACTTCTGCGAGAAATGCGAGGTGAAATATACCGGCGCGCTTTTGCCAGCCGATAAGATGGGTGATCTCAGCAGACCCGGGGTTCCCATAAGTTCCTGCGAAGCCTGCGGTCACGACGCATTCGTCGAACGGGCCGGCGACGAGAAGCTCCTGAAGTACCTCTGGGATCACAAGCACTTCACGCCGTTCGAGATGGCCGGCGCGACGTTCGAAGTCCAGGCCCCGATCTTCGTGTTCCGCGAATGGCGCCGGCACCACACCCAGTCTTATAACGAGATGAGCGCACGCTACACGCCGCTCCCGGACCTGAACTACACCCCTACGGTGGAGCGGATCATGGACGGCGCGAAAGCGACGGCGAACAAGCAGGCCGCCGGCAATGGCAAGCAGATCGAACGGCTCGAGGCCGAGTGTATTCGCGCCGGCTTGAAGTCACACTACGACAAAAGCCAGGAGCTCTACACCGAGCTGCTCGAGATGGGTACGCCGAAGGAGCTCGCGCGAACCGTGCTCCCCGTGGCGCGCTACTCGAAGATGCGAGCGTCGACAAACCTGCGGAACTGGTTCCAGTTTTTAGAACTGCGCCAGGATCCGAACGCCCAGTACGAGATCCGCGTCTATGCTGACGCCGTGGCGAACCTGCTGTCCTATGAGTTCCCGCGCGCGGTGACGCTGTTCCGGGGGTTTCCGTTATGATTGGGCTATTCATCAAGATCTGGATCTTCTCGATCGTGAGCGTGTTCATCATGCTGGGGCTTCCGATCTACCTGGCCGGCTGCTTCATTTTCTGGCAGTGGGTCGTGCCCTGGGATGATAGCTGGCGGGTGATTATTCTCCTGCTGCTGATCATTTCGTTCGGCCTCGCCTGGTCGTCGTGCGCGGATGCGTTGAAAGACGCGCGGGCG